AAAGCCAATTCAGAAATGGAGGACTTGCGCTCAACGCTTAACACAGTATTCGGCACAGCAAAAAGAGGTGATGCGGCGTTTAAGTTTATAAATGAGTTTGCTCAAAAAACGCCATTTGATATTCAAACCCTATCAAAATCATTTATTCAGCTTCAGGGTGCAGGGATACAGCCTACCAATAAACTGCTGACCACTCTTGGTAATGCTGCATCTACCACAACAGATACGGTTAGAACATTTGAAGCTATGGTGCAGTTGCTCCAGAGATCAATGGGCGGCGGTCTGGGTATTGAAGAGCTTGAGATACTTCAAAACGCTGGTATTCCAGTGTTTAAAGTTCTTGAAGACACCATCGGGAAGACTAGAGGAGAAATCAGCGAGTATGGTCAGAGTGCTGAAGGAGCAGCAAAAATTACTCAAGCATTAATGGATCATTTTGATAAAAATGCTCCAGATGCAATGGCCAAAAGAACAAATAATTTAAGCACTGGTCTGTCAAACCTTGGTATTGCAGCTAATAATGCTCTTTTGCAAATGGGTGATGCTGGTCTTAATGAAGCTCTCAAGATAATGGTCAATGAGCTTTCATCTATTATAAAAGCAGCAAAACCCGTTATTGAGGTAATAGGCAGAGTGTTAGGGGGGGCGCTTAAAGCATTAGCAGTAAACCTCAAGACGGCAACTATAGCTTTCACTCTCTTCATAGCCACACTGGCAGTTAGTAAAGTTATGTCAGTTGCGTTCGCTTTTATAAAGTTGAGCAAAGCAGCTTTAAGTTTCGGCGCTGTCATAGCAATAGTTAACAAGGCCATAATTAGAACCCCACTCGGCTTGTTTCTTGCGGCAGTAATCGCGACGGCTAGTGCTACAGGCACCCTTGACAGAGTCTTGAAAAAGTTTGGTGTAGATTTAAATGATTTAGGCGGGATTTTTGGTGATACTGCTGCCGATCTAGACGCTCTTGAAGATGCAATGAATGGTGGGGGCGCAAGTACCGCTAAAGCCAAAACCGGCCTGAACTCTTTTGGGAAAACTTTAGAACAACTGAAAGAGGAAACCCTTGATGCAAGGCTAGAATTGCTCGGCCTTAATGAGGCGCAAAAGACGGTTTTTGCGGAAGGGCTTAAACGAGGGAAGATAAGTATTCTCTCGGGAGTACGTTCCGCTGAACGGGTTATAGTAACGGAGCTTGAAACAGGCAATCAACTTGATAAGATCAACGCAGAAATAGCGGCAAGGGATGCCTTACGAGCTACATTAGAAGAACAAAAAAGAGCAGCAGAAAACGTAAAAAGTGCAGTAGCCGATCTCGTAACTGAAGAAGATAGGCTGTTACAGCTACAAAATGATTTGAAAGCCGCCATACAATCAGGCACCGGGGATCAAGAAAAGCTGAAAGAAGCGTTAGAAGCAACAAGCCAAGAAATGTTTAAGCAATCAGAAGCTGGTCAAGCAGTTATGGGTGCTATCGGATCAGTGAGCGCAAGCGTTTCATCTGGCATTGCTGATGTTATCACGAACAGCGGCAAAGGGCTGAAGAGCTTTAAGGAAATGTTCCGTGACATTACAAATCAAATTATCCAGCAGCTAATCAAAACCAAGATACAAGCCATGCTCACATCAGCGGCTCTTAGCTTCGGCGGTAGTGCGTTTGGAGGAGGAGGTGGTGGTGGCTTCAGCTTGGGGAGCATATTCAGTGGGATTGGTAGTTTCTTTGGATTTGGGGGCGGTGGCGGTGCGGCTCCAACTACAGCCGTATCAACTGTTGGGTTTGCAGCGACAGGCTCTTCTGCTGCGGCGGGTCAGAGTTTTCTTGTTGGTGAACGCGGGCCGGAACTGTTTACCCCACGGTCATCAGGTATGATCTCGCCTAACAACATGATGAACATAGCGATGAGCGGCGGGCAAAGACTCAACGGCGGCGGCGGTGGGCCTAACATCACACAGAACTTCAATGTCTCAACGGGTGTTCAGCAGACTGTGCGGGCCGAGGTATTGAACTTGATGCCACTAATCAAACAAGAGTCAATAAGCGCCGTTATTGATGCAAGGCAGCGAGGCGGGTCTCTTGCCTCTGGGTTAGGTGCATAATGGCTATAACATATCCGATAACACTGCCTACTGATTCAACGGCGCAACCCACATCTACCACCTTCCGGTTAGTGCGTACTGTTGCTCAATCGCAATCCGTTTTTACCGGGGCGCAGCAGGTCTATCAGTATCCCGGCGAGTGGTGGGAGGCAGAGATAACACTTCCGCCAATGAAACACGCCGTAGCAAGGGAGTGGGTGGCCGCTCTGGCATCGTTAAGGGGTCCGGTGGGCCAGATGTACCTTGGGGACTGGGATGGCCGCACAGCACGCGGTACAGCCGCCTCAAGTGCAGGGACTCCGTTAGTCAATGGGGCCAGCCAAACGGGCAACAGCCTTATCATTGATGGGTCTACAGCCAGCCAGACGGGATATTTAAAAAAGGGCGATTACATACAGATAGGAAGCGGCATAACTCAACGGCTGCATATGGCCGTAGAGGACGCGAACACAGATGGCAGCGGCAACGCTACTTTGAGCATTGAACCGGCTCTACGGACAAGCCCTGATAACAATACAGCTATAACAGTCGCAAACACGAAAGGCATCTTTCGCTTGGTGGGTGATGTGGAGTGGAGCGCGAACGCTATCAGCGTTTATGGCCTTAGTTTCGCGGTAAAGGAATACTTGCGTTGAATAGGGGATTAGATAGTACTTATCGCGCTCTTGCTAGATCAGATTTAATTGCCCCTGCTGTTCTAGTCGAGGCGCTATTTGATAGCGGAAATATTAGGTTTTGGACCGGATTAGGGGATTTGGTAGTTGGTGGCGTCACTTATAACGGCGCAGGGGAGCTTCTAGCGATATCACCTACCTCAGAAACTCAGAATGTAAGAGCCAATGGCGCACAAATTGGTCTTACAGGTATATCTTCGGCATTGGTTTCGATTGCCCTAAACGAGCCATGCCAAGGGAGACCTGTATCCATCAAAATGATCTTTTTACCATCAGACGCTATACCGTACATTGATTTGGATGTGACGGTGGAATCATCGGTGTTTGTAATTGAAAAAGTTTCCCAAGATGTAATTTATGTCAATGATGGAGAAACTTATAGGTTTGATCAAAGCGATTCCTCGTTTAGTGGCCACAATTTAAGAATTTCAACTACCTCTAATGGAACCTTTGGGGGCGGAAGCCAATACACAAATGGGTGGACTGAGGTGGGGACGCCGGGGACAGCGGGCGCATATAATCAGTGGGTTGTTCCTGCGGGAGTGTCCGCCTCAACGCCTACTATGTACTATTATTGCCAAAATCATAGTGGCATGGGTGGAACTGTCAGCGTTACAGGGGATAGGCCGTACTCAAATCCGTTCATATTGTTTGATGGGTTTATGGATAAAATGACCATACAGGATTCAGGCGAGAAAGCGGATATCACTATAGCCTGTGAAAGCGCATTGATTGCCTTACAAAAAGCAAAAGTGAGAAGATACACGGCTGAAGATCAAAAAATTGATAACCCATCAGATTTGGGTTTTGATTTTGTCCCGGATATCCAAGATAAAGTTATTGTGTGGGGGCGCAGTTGATGCCTGTACGAATTGATAACTGGCAGATGGCCTTGGCTTCAGAGCTAGAAAGGCCTCGTTATTTTCTATGGGGCAAGGATGATTGCTGCTTGTTTGCTTGCGATATAATAAAGGCGATAACTAAGGTCGACCCTGCTAATACCTTTCGCGGCAAATACAAGTCAGCACTGGGAGCCTACAGGGAGTTAAAAAAACAAGGCTTTCGTGGCGTTATGGATGTTGCTGATAAGCGTTTTTCTGAAAACAATTGGCCTGAAATACCCATTCTCACTGCTCAACGTGGGGATGTGGTGTGCGCTTTGTTTAATAATCAAGAGTCCCTCGGCATAATTACAGGTGATAGCGCTGCGTTTGTTGGCGGTGCGGGCTATGTCTATATAGCTCCTGAATCTGCCCTTAAAGCGTGGAGGATCGGCTAATGCCAGCAGCCGCGCCCATAGTCCTAGCTGGTCTTGCCTCTGGTATAACTGTATCAGGCACGATAGCAGCAGGGCTTACAATTGGGTTTAGCATAGGCTCTGCCTTAGTCGGTGCAGCTTTGGCTGCTGTATCTATGGCTCTTACTCCGAAGCCCAAACAGCCGTCCTTCGATCAAAGTGCGTTTCAAACAGCGCAACAAGATAGAGAGAGATCATTTAGGCAAGCGATAACAACAAGAAAACTAGCTTACGGCGAGATCAAAGCCGGTGGCCCGCTAATAAACGTAGCGTCTACTGAATCAGACGGCAAAGATAACAATTTATTGCATCTGTTTGTTGTACACGCCGCTCATGAGGTTGATAGCGTAATATCATGGTTTCTTGATGCTGAAGAGATACCGATAGCCAGCGTGTCTGGCGGGGCGTCTGGAGGTGCTGTAAATGCAGGGGAGTATAGCGGCCTTGTGACCGTAAATCCGCATTTAGGCACAAATCCTCAATCCGCTGACGCGGATGCCGTTTCATTAATAGATGGATGGACTTCAAACCACACTTTGAACGGAGTTTTCTATAATTATTGGCGGTTTACGTTTGACAACGATAAGTTTCATCAGATACCAGAAATAGGCTGTTTGTTTAAGGGCAAGAAACTTTATGACCCCAGAACAACTGGAACGGCGTATTCAGCCAATGCTGCTTTGGTTTTGTATGACTATTTAAGGGATGATCTTGGGCTTTCGGTAAACGCCGATAAAATAGATGTGGCCTCATTTATAACAGCAGCCAATATATGTGATGAAAATGTTTCCCTTGCGGAAGGCGGCACTGAAAAAAGATATGAAGCACACGGGGTAATTGATACCGGGTTGCCACCGGGAAGTAACATTGAAGACATCCTAACGGCAATGTCAGGTTCGTTGGTTTACGTTAATGGTCGGTTCTATGTGTATGCTGGCGCTACGAAAACATCAAAGTTGAGTTTTGATGAGGGAGATATCACTTCAGAAATCAATATCATTCCCCGGATGTCCCGGCGAGATAACTTCAATGCGGTTAAGGGGCAATTCATATCACCATTGAACAATTATCAACTGAGTGATTATCCGGCAGTTACCAGCACAGTTTTTGAACAGGAGGATAATGGGGAGCGCATATTTAATGACCTAGAGCTTCCGTTTACATCATCCCCATCTGCCGCGCAGCGTATAGCCAAGATTGCTCTTTATAGGAATAGACAGCCGCTAGCGTTTGAAGCAACTTTTTCATTGGTTGCTCTAGGGTTGATACCGGGTGATGTGTTTGAAATTTCGTTTGAAAGATATGGATGGTCATCAAAGAAATTTGAAGTCATCGAATGGAATTTCGTTATTAATAACGGGATTCTACAAGTCAGCATAAAAGCGAAAGAATACTCTGATGATGTTTATTCATTCTCAATTAGCGAACAGCAGATTGTAACATCAGCGCCTAACACCACAATCCCCAACGTATTGACTCTAGAGCCTATTAACAACTTGGTGGCTACAGAAGAGCTTGTAGTTACCCGTGACGGCAGAGGCGTTCAGTCCGTTCTTACAGTGTCCTATACGCAAGCTACCGATGCTTTCGCTTATTTTTATGAGATGGAATATAAGGCCACCGGCTCTTCAACTTACATTACGGGCGGTACAACTACCGGCGTTTCCTTTGAGATACTAGATTTAGCACCGGGCAGCTATGATATACGAGTGCGGGCTACATCTCTTATAGGAACCCGCTCTGAGTTCGTTTCTATTGTTAAGGATGTTAGCGGCCTGTTGGTAGCGCCTAGCGCGATGACAGGATTGAGTGTGCAACAAGTCGGAGGTATGGCGTTACTGCAATGGGATCAGTCAACTGATCTTGATGTGCGAGTAGGTGGGCAAGTAGAGATAAGGTTCCAAGATGCCACATCTAGCATTGAGTGGCCGAAAAGCCTTTTAGTAGATAATTCAGTACCGGGCGAAGCTACCAGTGCAATGGTGCCGTTGAGATCAGGGACTTACCTTCTTAAATTCGTTGACGGCTCTGGAGTAAAGCAAACAAATCCTACGGTTGTAACATCAGTCGGCGCTACCATCCTAGCCTTTACTAATCAAACCACAGTAACAGAAAGCACTGCTTTTGCCGGGACTAAGACAAACCTTTTCGTTGATTCAAATCAATTGCAATTAAGCGGAGGGAGTTTATTAGACTCAGCATCAGATTTTGATCTCATACCCAATTTCGATTTCTTAGGCGGTATTGCTTCAACCGGCACATACGATTTCGCTAGTAATATTGACATGACATCAAAAACGAGAGTGCGGCTTACAGCCAATCTTACGGCGCTGACAGCTATTGTGTTAGATAACATTGATGCCAGAACGGCTAACATTGACACATGGGAGGATTTTGATGGTACGGCGGGAGCTAACCCCACTAATATAGCTATGTATTACGCATCAACAGATGATAATCCTTCGTCAGGAAGTCCTGCGTTCACGGCGTATAAACTATTCACGCAAGCGGAAGAGCATGCCAGAGCATTCAAGTTCAGGGCAATATTCACTTCATCCGATCCCGCTTATACGGTAAGGTGTAGTGCGATGGCCGTAACTGCCGCGACTATTTAGGAGCATAAAAGATGGCCCAACATGATTATGTAATTGCAAATGCTGACGGTGCTACCGTAAGAGCGGATATCAATAGTGTCCTGTCAGCTATAGCATCAAACAACTCCGGTGGCTCTGACCCAAGCACCAAATACTCTTATCAGTTTTACTATGACACTGGAGACAACAAGCTGAAGCTGCGGAACGCCGCGAATGATGCTTATATTACTCTTGGTACGTTTACTCACGGGTCTGGAACCGGCACGACTACAATTGTTCAAAGTGATGTAAACCAAACCTT